CTGCGCCTGTATACATTAAGGTTTGGAGACGGCATGTGTCACGGTAACCAGCGGCAATCATAGTGCGCTTGTCAGCCTTCTTACGTGCGCGGTCTGATACAGAATCCGTTGAGTCGCAGTTAAAGGCGGGAAGCGGGGCGATAACTTCGGCTACATCGCGTGCTGCGATGTCAATGAAGTTAGCAACCATTGGCTTCGGAAATTCATCTGGGAACATTCCAGGGTAGACCTGTTGAATATCACCTTGGCGGATAGACTGTAAATCAGTCCAGCGAGCATCGCGAGTGTGGTAATGATCGCGCAGTTTGCGGATCTTTACACTTAACTCGTCAATATCTAGACTCATAAGTATCCCCCGTTAGCGGCCATCTTCTGTTGAAGAGCGGCGTATTCTTCTAAGTTAACTACCTTGCGTCTGGCTAAATCCATTGGCGTAGCAAACGGATTCTTGACGAAGGTTCCGCCGTAAACACCAGATTGATTGATAAAATCTCTCATCTGCGTCTCAGCGAACCAGAGGGCCATTGGACCATCCTGTTTATTCTTTGTTCCTGGCGACCAAGTAATCAGTTGTTCGATTAGCGCCTTGGTATGTTCATCGCTAGCCCGTGGAAGTTCTAGCAAGTTATTCTTCATATACTTGCCCTGATTATCCACTGAGCCGAATAGTGGCGCCATTGAGGCGACACCAAATTCTAAATCCATCTTATTGTTACCCGTGTAGTGCTGAACCAAGCGGATGCCTCTGGTAGCGAGGAACTGGTTAATCTGCTCGTCTTGAGTCAAGAACAACTGAAAGGCGTTCTTCTCAATCACCCAAACTTTAGGCTTGTACTTCTCAGTCCAACTAAAGATAATCTCGCGGATTGCCTGCGGTGTAGGAGCAGGCATGCGGTTGGCTTCGAGTAGGTAACGCTTGCCATTGGTTCTGTCACCAGCATAGGCAACCGAGAAGGTATCTCCCGACATGGCTGGATCCATAGAACAGATGACGTACTGGCTTTGCATACTGGCTGGATGGCCAGGAGCGCCAGGGATGAGAGGACCTGGTGCGCGCATACCGCTAACAGCGCCGCGTACACACTCAGGGCTAAAGATTGCAGTAGATTCAACATCTTGCTGCTGGTAGACCATAGCCCAGGTCTTAGGGTCAATTAAGCCTCTGCGACGGCGAAGATGTGGGCCAGACCAGCGAGGGTATAGACCGTCAGCATCTGGCAAGGTATCATCTGCATCCCAAGGTCTATCAGACTTAGGCCAGAGCGTCACCCAATCCTCTGGGTCATCGGCAAATTCAAGAACCGCTGGCATGGCTAGATAAGTCCAAGGAGATTGGTTATCTGGATAACGCTCAGGGTTACGCATCTCGCGGTATAGATCCAAAGGATCTACGCGGGTGCCTACAACTAGAATCTTTCCCGTTGGGCCGACACGCGTTAAAACTTCCTGTTGGATCCAGCGAAGTTGCTTCTCATACTCTCCAGCGTTTGCGAGAGTGACAGCATCGTCCAAAATGATAAGGTCTGCACGCGCACCGTAAATCTGCCCGCCAATACCGAGAGCCTGCACGGTAGGGTCTTTTTCTCCCGACTCGCGTTCAAGATAAATCGAGTCTGCCGTCCACTTATCAGCGGTAGCCTTAAAGCCTTCCACTGGGGCATATCGCCGTTGAAGTTCGGCGTAGGCTGGGGCGGTAAGTCTTTGCTTGATGGCATATAGAAATTCCTTTGCCATACCTTGAGTCTTAGAGACGATTTTGATACGGACATTAGGATTGGTTACAATCCGATATGTCACATAGTCAATACTCACGGTCATGGACTTGGCATGCTCTGGTGGCATGTTGACTAACACATAATTCTTAAAATTTGGCTCGTACGTCATAGACCCATGGAGCCAGGCAGGTTCACCTTCTTCCAGCAGGCTTGTGATGTTCCGCTGGTGGTCGAAAGTCCGTGAGTTTAGATACTTGAGCCTAAAGTCCTCAAAGGATATATCACGGTCTTCATCGGCGACAGTCCCTTTTCGGCGCTTGATAACACGCGCCAGATCAATCGCCTCTTTGAATTGAGGGTCGGATGAACGATAATACTCATAAGACTTGACCGATTTGCCAACGGCGCGGCAAGCATCTTCTACCGTAACGCCATCTTCAATCAGCGCGATAAGACGTTTCTTCGCCTCGTTCGACGGAAGGCTTGCGCCTTCCACCAGGCGGTACTTCGTTGGATCCTTTGTTGCCACTGGCTAATCTCCTATGGTCGTGAGATTAGAACTATCCCACTGCGAAGCATCCCCCTGTGGGGAATGCTGTGGTTAAGTTAGGGGGCGCCGTCAGGCGCAACCTGCCGTCACCCTATGGGAGCGAAGAAGGCCTTGAGCCTTCGTAGCGAACAGTTCGGCTCTTGCGACATCCTCGCTGTGAGGCTCGGCTGTCTAGAGCCGAACTACGGAGTGCGGTTTTTTTTAACCCCTTATATATACTAAGGCGGGATAAAACGGGTTTATCCCTAGTAGGGGTGTGTGATGTTCGTCACATTAGGTATAACCGCAGGTCAGAGCCTAGTTTGGGGCTAAAATAGTTTACGCCGTCTCATTATTTGAGACAATTTAATGCCGTTTTGAGACTATATTTATAAAAAATTATTGGGTTGATAGTAATAGTAATACACCCTCATAGTTAAAAACCCTCGGGTTGAACGTGACGTTTAGGGTTGTCGAACGTATGTTCGATAGGGCTATAACGCCCGCGTAACCGCTCGGAACTGGGGCGGTAGCGAGCCGCTCGAACGCCTGTTCGATACGTTATCATGTCAATCTGAACAGTGTTAAGATGTTGAGGGGTGGATTATGGGCGACAGTCGCCTAGACGAAACAACGCATAAAGTCCAACTCATAGGCTTAGACATAATCGCCCATAATGTCCAACAATCTGAACAGTGTAAAATCAATCGTGCAGGATAAATCGTTATCAAACTGTTATCTAAATCACACTGAAACCCACTTGGCACCTGCCCGCTTTTCATGGTCTAATTCTCCCGTGAACATCTCACCGAACCTCGACGCGCTAGACGGCTTTAGCGTGGGCGATTACGCCACCGTGAAAAGTGGCAATTTTAAAAATCATCGCGTACGGATTATCTCCCTAACGATGGCTCAATACGGCACCATGAAAGTGGCTAAGGCATACGCTCAAGTTACTTTTCCTGCTGGTAATGGCTGGCAGTTTCAACTTAACAACCTACGAAAGGACTAAAAAATGTGCGAACTATGCGGAATACATAAGAAAGTTGCCTCGCGCCTCTTTCAATACGACAATGGAGAGCAAGTATCTCTAGCGGTATGCGAAAGATGTGTGACTCTTCATAATCGCTCTTCGCGTATTCATGATGGCGTAGAGTGTGCTAAGTGCAAGACAGTAATTCATCCTCTCGCCGTATTCCCTAAAGGCTTATGTGAGGATTGTCACGCTATCAATTTCGTAATGCCTACGGCTAAGGAATTGACCGAGATGTGGGGCGGTGTTATCAATGGCTAAGCAATCTAAACAGCGTTACGTCATGATTGACGCCACGGGAAGAATCTGGATTGATTCCATGCTCACGCCTAATACGCTTAAGCGCATGATGCGCGAACTAGAGCGATTTGGCGTCTATGTCCACGAAAGCACCTGGCACGCACTAGGACATGACCAGGAGAAGGTGAGCGCATAATGAACCGCTCGCGCCGTTATTACCGCGTACGCGCCGTCGTGCGCGTCGTATTCTGGCTCTCACTGTTCGCCATCATCACCCTGGTATCGTGCGGGTTATGGTGGAACGGTCACGGCTATACGCTAGGATTTAACCCTTACAAGTAAGCAGTACAGCGCGGGATGGTCTAAAGGTAGGTTCGATTCCTACCCCGCGCACTATCAAGCCATAGGGGCTTGATTAGAGAAGGGACTATCATGACAGTTACAGCCGAACAACTTACGCAAGCCCTAGACCGTATCTATAATGGCGGGGAATACTCACACGAGAACTTCGGGGACATCTGGTCAAGCCTGCCAGAAGTCGCAAGCGGACCAAAATGGGTGGGCGAGGTTATGGACGCAGCGGAAAGCATTAAAGGCTACTTAACGGTGGGCGAGGAATACGACTTTGATGACCTTTCCGATTATGCCAACGAGTATGCGGATTCATGCTGTGAAACTTATTACAAGACGATTCACGACCTAGTGC